ATAACTTACTCATAGATGGCATTCCAGTCATTATGAATATCGATAACATCAAACTTGCTACGAGTATGTATGCAGAACAAGACGTATTCAAACATGAGAATATGGAACTCATACAACAAACAGTTTCAATTAGAAATGGTTCTGAGAGAGACGTAGAATCATCAAACTATATTTTGTATCTAACTGAACAAATCAATGAAATACAAAATGGTAGATTGGTTTATAAGTTTGATAATGATTCGATTAGATTCATGGTAGAAATAAATAGTAACAATACATTATTTCCTTATGATGTAAATCAAATAGTCTTGAACGAAGATGTCTTCGGTGCTGAAGACCTCTACGACATTATAGATTCATTACCATTGTCATGGGCAGAGATTGATTCACTGATATCATATCTCTACACTGGTGACACATTAAACTTATATAAACAAACTACAGATTACGAAATTACTTTTGAGTATAATGGAACTCCATCGTGTTTTGTGGTTGACAATGGGACTAACAATTTAGTATACTATGAGAGTGGGAATAGTTCCTACGATTTGTGTAATCAATATTTTTAGGAGAATGTTATGAAAGATTTATATGCAAAACTACTTGCCGAACAATCAACTGTTAACGGTGAACAAACCTTGACCGAAGACCAAGTGAGGTCTATGGTGGGTGCTCCAACTCGTGAAGAGGAAGAGTATTGTATTTGTGGAGACAAGATAGAAGATTGTCCCGATGGATATGAACATATGACAATGGGAGTGTAATGATGTATAAACATACAGAGAAAGATGCATTTAAGGCATTCTTATATGGAATGGGATTTGGTGCCTTCTTAATGTTTTTATTGATGTTACCTCAACAAGTCAAAGCATTTGATGAGAATGGTGATGTCGTTTGTATGGCAAAAAACATTTACTTTGAAGCAGGTAATCAACCACTTGCTGGTAAGGTTGCAGTTGCACAAGTTGTTTTAAATAGGATGGAACATAGTTCATATCCATCAAACGTTTGTGGTGTAGTCTATCAAGCAAAATGGAGAACTAACTGGAAAGGTGAAGAAGTTCCAGTGAGAAACATGTGTCAGTTCAGTTGGTTTTGTGACGGTAAGTCTGATGAACCTTTAGACACTGATACATTCTATGAGTCATATAAAGTTGCACAAGACGTTATGATGGGTATGTATCCCGACATAACTGAGGGTGCTACACATTATCATAATCTATATGTTGACCCTTACTGGGCAGATACATTAAACGAAACGGTTCAAATAACAGACCATATATTTTACAGGTAATATAATATGAGAGAATTTTTAAAAGAGACTAATTACCCTCATGATGGGGTGCAACATGTTTACGAGTTTCCGAATGGATACGGTGCAAGTGTAATCAAACACGATTACAGTTATGGTGGTAAGGATGGATTATGGGAACTTGCAGTTCTCAATTTTGACCTTGACAGAGAAGGTGCTTTAGATTATAATACAGATATAACTGGTGATGTCCTTGGATATCTATCGTGGAAAAATGTAGAGAACTATCTACAGGAGATTATGGAACTATGAATTTATTTTACTTACACGAAGAACCTAAAGTATCTGCAACACTTCATTGTGATAAACACGTTGTCAAAATGATTATCGAGTATGCTCAGATGTTGTCGACTGCTCATAGGATGTTGGACGGAACTCAATACACCGATGCATCCAGTGGACGTAGAATTCAAAGGTGGAGATTACCTAACTCAAACATGGATGGTGTTCTATACAAGGCATCACATATCAATCACCCATCTACACAATGGGTCAGAGAAAATGCAATTCAATATCAATATGCATATGACATGTTTGCAAATCTATGTGACGAATACACTTATCGATATGGTAAGGTTCATATGACTGATTCTAAACTCAGGGATTTACTCAATCAATTACCTAAGAACATTACACTAGGTGAATGGTCAGAACCCCCTCAGTGTATGCCTGATGATGTCAAAGTCAAGAATGACTCTTTATCTGCATACCATAAATACTATGCAGTTTACAAGAAAGGATTTGCGAAGTGGACTGATAGACCAGTTCCTACATTTATGAATTATGCCTAGATACGATTTTTTAAACACTGATACTAACGAGATTGAAGAACATACAATGTCGTGGAAAGTATTAGATGAATTCAAACAAAACAACCCACACCTCAAACAACAAATCAGTGCAATGAATATTGTGGGTGGAACTGGAGACCGAGTCAAAACAGATGGTGGTTTCAATGATGTTCTACAAAAGATTGCCGCAACACAACCCGACACACCTATGGGTGAACGATACCATAGGAAGTCTGCAAAGGAAGTGAAGACTAGAGAAGTCATCAAAAAGCATGTTGACTTACAGAACATTAAGTAGTATACTGGATATATCATGTATGAATTAGGTGAATTAGAAGGACTGGATTGTAAGTCCGAACAAGTAGACGGGAAGAGAATCTACACAACCCCAACTGGAGAAAAGTATCCAAGTGTTACAACTGTAACAGGTCTACTATCACGTGACCATATCAAACTATGGAGAAAACGTGTTGGTGAAGAAACAGCAAACAGAATTTCAAGTCAGGCTGCAAGACGTGGAACTAGAATGCATAATTTATTTGAACAATATCTTCGAGCAGAAGAAGATGTAGAGTTTGAAAATGTTCTAGACCAATCCATGTTTCTTGCAGTGCAACCTTACTTAGATGAGATTACACCTATTGCTTTAGAAGCACCTTTGTGGTCACATCATTTAGAAATGGCAGGTCGTGTCGATTGTATAGGTATCGTAGATGAAATGTTAACAATCGTAGACTTCAAGACCAGTAGTAAGTATAAAGAAGAACACATGGCACAAGGATGGATGACTCAGATGACTGCATATGCAATCATGGTTGAGGAACTAACTGGAGTGCCTGTGGAACAGATTATAGCAGTTGTTGCTGTAGACGGTGGTGGTGTCCAAGTGTTTGGAAGTGACCCAGTAAATCATGTTGATGATTTGAATCAACTTCGTCAACAATATAGAAACCTTTACGGAGTATAATATGGAAATAGAAATAGGAAAAGAGTATACGATATATCCTAAATTTAAAAAGTCGTATACAGAACGTGAAGTGTTCAAAGATAACGATAGTGAAGATAGAGTTGTCATTGAAGCACTTTGGAGAAGTGGTGCATATATCATAAAGATTACTAACGAAGAAGAAAAAGAAATGTTAGAAAACTATATGTCAGAAGATGCAACTGGCGACATGGAACCATGTGAATTCGAAGAGAATGAATTCATAGAATCCTATGATGAGTGTGGACGTGATGTTTATGTTCACCTTGCAGAAGGTAGTGAAGCAGACGAAGATGCAATTCTAGAAGGTGTCAGTGAAGAAGGACACGACTGGTTTTGGGAAAATAATTATGACTCATGGGATGCAGAACACTTCTTTGGTTTACCATTGCAAGTAGATGAAGTTGACCCTGAAAACAGATATAACTTGAGGTTTTAATATGGCAGATTTTTATAACGAAGAGAAGTTTACTCTAAAACAAGATTGGAATTGGGGTAAGATATTTCATAAATCAGATGATTGGATTCATCAACAAGCATACGATAGTGCATATGACAATATGTTAGAGTATCTTGAAATAGGAAGTGAAGACGAACTTACTGAAGTTCACTTAGACGAATGTCAAGCACTTATTGATTACTTAGAAACCCCTTATTCCGAAGAAGGTCAAGGTATGGATATGAACGGACATAGTCCAACATACTATGCATACTATAGAGTCATGATGGATTGGATTGAAAACTTTGATGATGGTGAGGAAGTCCAACACGCTCCAATAAATTTAATATGATAAGTAAACAAGAGTTCACCGATGCAGTAGAGAAACTTGTAACACGTGGAAAAGGTTCTGATGTTATGAGTGCTATTTTAAGAGTTTGTGAAGACAATGGTTTAGAACCTGAGTCTGCAAAAAGATTGTTATCGCAACCCCTGAAAGAAAAACTTCAGGCGGAAGCACAACAATTAAATTTAATTGACCGTGGTAAAACCTCACAAGGAACAATCACGAGTTTTTATAAGGATTAATTATGAAAGTAAATGATATCGTCACAATTGTGGCACAAAGTGGAGAGTATGTTGGTAAAGTAAAAGAACTTTCACCTCTTACAATCACTAACCCTAGAATGATTATTAGGAATCCTGAGAGTGGAGAAATGGGTTTTGCAAGAGGAATTGCTGTAACAGGTGAAGAGAGTCCTAGTGAAGTTCTATTCAACGAATACATTTTTGCAGTTCCTACTAATAAGAATGTAAGGAATGCATTCCAAGAAGCAACTGGAGAGTTAATTACACCTGATTCTAAGATTGTAACTTAATGACCAGTCGTGAGGGATATGATGCATACACTCTTTATCTTGGAATAAAGTTACACTTCTATTCTAAGGATTATGACTTTGTAAAATACAATGGCAAGGTAAAGAGTGACATCAACTCATTCCTCAAACGAAAAGACAAATATCACTTTGGTAAGTTATATCGAACTTACAAAAACGAACTACAAGATTTCTATATCGCAAATCTATCACTCAAAGATAAATGGGCAGGTGATTTGTTAGACAACGAGTGTGAGAAAGTCTATAAAGAATGGAAAAATAGAAATCAAAAGTTATCATACATGTTTAATACAGAGGTAAGTGACCTCTTACGTAAACGAAACATTCAGAAAGTTTTAGAAGTAAAGAACGGACAACATCCTATATTGCTTAAAGAGTTTCTTGCGAAGAAGATATCGTTAGAGACTATTTGTATCATGGATGAGATTATCGGTTTTACAAAAGATTGGGATAGACTCATATCAGAGAAAGTTGTGTATCCTGATGTGATGTTGAAAATTAACAAATACAAATCTTTTATATCGTATGACCACAACACTTATAAAAAGGAACTTATAGAATTATGCTCTACTTAGTTGGTAACGGCCCATCAAGACAGAATGTTGATTTAGAATCTTTACCTGAGTGGTGGGGATTCAATATGATTTACACTACTCACACTCCCGACATAGTTTTTTGTGGTGACGTATGGCCTCAACATGAAATTATAAAGTCGGGATATTATAAAACTAATAAAGTGTCTGTTGGTGAATGGAATGAATTACCAATCGAAGCAATGGACATGATGATGATGGGTGTTCATTTACCCATCGAAGTGTATCGTGATGAAGAGTGTAATTCATTCGTTGCACAATCAGAACTTACAACAGGACAACAAGACGGTAAGTTTTACTTTACTGGATATAATAATCAGTATAGTGAAAACATTATAACATATCCTCATCCTACATTTAAGAATCTCTTATCAGGAATGTATGCCTTAGGTTATGCAGTTCATCATGGATATGAGAAGATATGTTTAGTGGGTTATGACTCACTACAGTTTGACGAACTCAATAATGTATTCCAAGGACAATACAACTATAGAGAGAACTATGGAAGTATTCAGGCAGTTGGAAAAGTGCAAAAAGCACAATTCATCGCACTCCTAGAATACATAAATAAAGAGTATCCAAAAGTGGAAGTTTTTTTCAAAAACCCCATTGATGGATTCGATAAAATCGAGTATAATAGTATTATGTCTCGATTCAATATCGAAGATAGATGGGTTCTAGGTTTAGGTCTAGAATCTGAATTATAATAAGATGCAATACAATGTTAATACAATAGGAGAATACAATGTCAACATCATTAGATAAATTAAGACAGGCAATGGAGTCTGCATCACCTTCATCCGAAGGTGCAAAAAAATCATACCAAGACGATACTATGTGGAAACCCGAGTTGGATAAAACTGGCAACGGTTATGCAGTAGTAAGGTTCTTGCCTACACCTGAGGGTGAAGAAATGCCATGGGTATCTTACTTCGACCACGGGTTCCAAGGGCCAGGTGGTTGGTATATTGAGAAGTCTTTGACTACTCTTAACAAAAAAGACCCAGTGTCAGAATACAATACTCAGTTGTGGAATACTGGTATTGAAGCAAACAAAGAAATCGCAAGGAAACAAAAACGCAGATTGCATTATGTTTCTAACGTCTATGTTGTTTCAGACCCAAAGAATCCCGACAACGAAGGTAAAGTGTTCAAGTATAGATATGGTAAGAAAATCTTTGAACAACTCAAAGAGGCTATCTCACCTGCCTTTGAAGATGAACAAGCAATCAATCCTTTTGATTTAAGGGAAGGTGCGAACTTCAAAATCAAAATCAGAAAAGTGGACGGTTACTGGAACTATGATAAATCAGAGTTCGATAGTATCGCACCATTGTTCGATGACGAGGAAAAACTAAATACAATCTACAATTCAGTTCATTCTTTGTCAGATGTAATTGCACCTAGTGAATTCAAAACTTACGAGGAACTCAAAGAGAAACTCGATAGAGTGTTAGGATTGACTGGAAGTGTAAGTAATTCTACTGCAGAATCAGTTGCAGAAGACCTTGACGAAGTGCCATGGTCAGACGTAAACAAAGAGACTGTTGCAGAAGAACCTGTAATCTCATCAGCAGAAGCATCCCTAAGTAGTTCCGAGGATGATGATGCGATGGATTACTTCAAGAAGTTAGCACAAGACTAACTTCTGTATTAGGGGATGATGATATACATAATGTGTCCATGTGATGGTCATCATCAAACTGAGGTCGAGGAATTGGGGATACTCAGTAAGGGAAAGATATTCGGGGTCAAGGCGGGAATATCGGTTAAGAGCGGGAATGCTGTAAAGTGACGGGGCGACTTAACACTTATTTTAAAGGATTATATTATGGAAGTAACACCTAGAAAAAACAAAAAGACAAACCAAGTAGAACCTTTCGACAGGATGTTGAGAAGGTTTAAGAAGTCGTGTGAACGTGCTGGTATTGTCCAAGAAGTTAGAGATAGGAAATATTACATTAAACCAGCAACGATTCGTAACGAGAAGAATCAAAGACTGAAGAGACGTAAGAAATTAGATTTACTTAAATCACAAAACAAGGGTTATAGAAAAGTAAGATGAGTAATTGGCATGGTGGAAAGGGTTCTAAAAGAAGGAACTCAAACGAAGAACTCTACTCAGATAATTGGGAGAAAATCTTTGGCAAACCAAAACCTGAAATAAAAACCCGAGTCGTAACACCTAAACACGGTGTATCAAAAGTCCATTCGGACAAAACAAAATATACTAGAAAATCGAAATACTACGATAAGTTAGATTAACCAAAAGCAGGAACACCTGCTAGTTTACCAGCACCATCATTATCTGTTGCAGTTGGAGTTCCTTGCATTGTAGTGTTATTGTTTTGAGAACTATTATTGTTTACTTGGTTGACAACAGTATTTACCATTCCCGTATCCATACCTCTAGTTGCTTCTTCTTTCATTTCTCTTGCAGTCTTAACTCTATCACCTAAATCGTCACCGTATGTTTTACCGTCAATCGTCATTTGTGAATCTTGACCGTAAACCATACCGTCTTCATCAACCTCTACGTTAGTCTTTGCACCAACATAATCTCTTCTCTTATCTAAAACTCTTTGTCTTCTGTTAATCTTTGCAGTTGCTCTTTTTTCAAATTCAGAAAGTTGTTCAGTGGTCATACCAAAACCATCTTCAGCTTTGAAATCTTTTTCAAACGATTCTTGGAGTTCCCTATCTTGATAGTCCATGTCACCCCTATCGATTCTTTCGTATTCAAGTCTCCTACGGTCTTCAGTCATACCTTTTGCTCTTTCAGAAGAATCAAATTTATCTTTTAATGATTGTCTTCTTTCCTGAACAAATTGAGCAGTGCTTCTTTGTGATTCTAAATCCTTTCTCTCGTTTATGACCTCTTGAGTAGACATGTCTTCGAGACCTCTTTGTGCGGCCTCAGGTGCTGAACCTTCATCACCAAATAATCTTTTAACTAACCATCCAGGCAGAATCTTTTTCGCAAAATCTTTTAACATCTTACCGATGTCTATGTCGAATACATTCTTAAAGAAGTCACCGATTGCTTTAAACGGTGCGAGGAGTAAATCCCATAGACCACCAAAGATACCTTTAAGTCCTTCCATGACCATATCAAAGTCACCAGTGAAGATACCCACAATCATATCTTTAAATCCTAAGAAGATATCAAAAAGTGATTGACCTATGTTCATAATAAAACCAACAACAGTATCGATGTATCCTCTGAATCCCTCTACGTTTTCATAGAGATACATAAATGCTTTATACATCATGTATGCGGCTGCGAGAATACCAACACCTATTGCAATGTATGGAGCTGCAGCCAATAACATAGAACCTGCTGTCATAAGTAATCCACCGACAAATGCTGCAGCTGCAGCTATGAATGGAGTGATTGCGGCCATAAGTGCTTTACCTGCAGCCATAAATCCTCTTGCGAGTCCTTTGACAAATCCACCAAGCATTTTTGCACCTTTTCCAAGGATTCCTATGAACTTACCACCCATCATTTTTGCACTTGATAACATACTCTTACCAGTATCAGCGATTCCTTTACCCAATCCACCGATACCTTTTTTGAGTCCTTTCATTCCTTTACCCATACTCTCTTTTAGAGACTTGAATGGGCCACCCATCATTAAATCTTGGAACAGATTTTCTTTACCGAATAGTTTACCAACTGCATCTACGTTTTTAACAACGTCATCTGCAAGTCCAACTAAATCAAAACCAGTTAACGTCTTAAGACCATCAGAGAATTGACCGAGACGACCTGAGTCATCTGCAATCTCTTTCATTCTAGAACCGATTGCTTCTTCTTCTTTAGACTTAATATCTTTTTGTTTGTCTAATACTGTTTTATTCTTTTCTTTTAATTCGTCTAGTTTTTTACCTTGTTCTTCTAATGCTTCTTTCTCACCAGCAAATCTTATATCTAAAGATTCCATGGTTCTTTTCTTAACTGATTCTGCTTTCTCTGCAAGTTCTTTTGTTCTTTTGTTTGCTTCACCCAACTCTTTTGCAGTTTGTGCTGCACCAGTTATTGCATAGTCTTTTGCAAGGGATTCTGCTTGTTGTCTTGCTGCTTCAGTTTCTATAAGAAGTTTTTGATACTGGTCTGTTTTACCAAGTATTATATCTGTTTGTTGTTCTTGTCTTTCTTGAAGTGCTTTTTTCTTACCACTCAA